TAACATTTTGGCTTGCATAGCATCTGCTATGACTTTATTGTTTTTTGCAGTCTGTTCAAAAGCACCACCGTAAGTAAAGTTTTTTCTTAAAAAATCTCCTACATTTTTGTCTGCTCTTGCTGCCGCAGCAACACCTTCAGAGCCATCTTTTATAGTGGCTTTTGCTAAAGCACTCATATAAGGTGCGGCTAAATCTAATCCAGCACCTGTTGCTTTAACAGCACCACCTACAATTTTAGGAGTAGCATATACAAAGGCTGCTGTCTCTCCAAAAACTTGCAGTCTTTCTTTTAATCTTTCAGTAGCAGCATCTCTGCCTTCAAGTCTTTGCAATCTTTCTTCGTCTGACTCATCATCAAAAATCATGTCTGCAAATGTATCAACATCATCTGTTGCTACTGCTGCGTCTACTGCGGCAACTCCAGCCAACTGTTTACCTTTGCTTAATTTAGATAGTGCACTTGCTGCTCTTAAGCCTGGAATACCAAACTGTGTTATAAGTTGTGCTGTTTTACCAGCAGTGCTATCGACTTCAGGTTTAAATTTTTCAAAGAATGCGTTTACATCTGCTGTAACATTTGTATCAAATAGTAAATCAATACCTGTGGTTGGTAAGGTAGCAATACCTTGTGGTATAGATACAGCACCAGCAGCTATGCCTCTTCCTATATCTCCTATGAAAGAACCAGATGATCCTCCTGATGCTTTTCTTTTTTGAAATCTTTGTTTAGCTATCTCTATATCTTCTGGATTGCTACTTTGAACAAAAAGGTTTGTGCCATCTGGTAGCTTAATGGTTGGCATGATTAATCGTCTGAGGCTGCAACTTTTTCCAACAATACGCTTAAGTTTTCACCACTATCATAATACAGTTCTAATAGAGCAGACGAGCTCATTGGAAGACCAGTTTCTATATTAAACACCTGATCTTTGTCTTTATATTTTTTACCATACAATTCTTCTTTTACTATATTTTCTATTGCAGCAGCGTCAGCCTGTCTTTGAGTTATTGGCGTTGGTGTAGATTTTCTTTGAAATTCTCTGTAAGCTTTTAATAGTTCTGGGTCTTGGCTTATGGTTTCTATTAGTTTAAGTTGATCTGGTATTTCACCTTCTTGTCTTACTCCCTCTGCCATTGCAGCCTCGCCAAAAGCTACGAATGGATTTACAGGCACAGGTCCAGCAACAGGTTTCATCATTGCTAAAAATCCTGCCATCATTTGTTTTGCAAACTCAGGATCTTTACTTACCTTTTCCATATAACTAGATGGGAAAGCTTTTACATAGTCAAAGAATACAGGTGTTGCTCTGCCTGATTCAGCAGCTATAGTCATAGTTCTTTCTCTAAGTATGTCTCCTAGTCTATCTGAAGTTTCTACTTCTGTTGATTCTTCAGGAGTAACCATACGTGTCTTAGGCCCTGAATCTTCATCATCACCAAACAAAGCCTTGCCTCCAAAATAAGCAGCAGGAACATAACTTGCTCTTATTGCTCCTCTTCCAAGACTGCCTTGGCCAAGAGCTCTTAAACTTTTTGCTGTTATGTCTCTACCAAAACGCACTGGGCCAGATATTTCTGGTGGTATGATGCTTTCTTTAGGCTTTTGTTTTGTAATAGCTTTTGACCTAGCTTTTGGTTTAGGTTTGGGTTTAAGTTTTTTTAAGATATTTAATATACCACCAGCTATTTGTTTTCTTGCCATAATTATTTCTCTATTCTGTACCCTTTAGGTATTTCATCTAACAAATAAATTTCATCATCATTAGGATCGTATTCAAAGTAACCATAATCAGGGTCATAATAAGCCACTCCAGGCTCGTATATATCACTATAACTTTGTGATCCAAATATATCTTTTACACCTTGTTGTATTTCTGGATCAGCTCCTATTGCTCCATAACCTATAGCACCAGGCACAGTTTTTATACTACCAAGTTTTGCAACTGGCTCTAAAGCTTTTTTAGCTTTACGCAGTCTGTTACCGATCATTAAAGCTTTTACACCTGCACCCACTAATCCAACACCAGGTATTGCCATTGCATAGTCTAAAGGGTTAGTAGGATCAAATAACAATCCATCTTTACCAAAATATTCTATGCCTGCATCACCGCCTTCTTGAAGCTTAACTATGCCTCCGTCTTTTCTGCCCATTAGTTCGTTATACTCTTTATCTGCCATATCTCTAGCTTCTGCTTTTATACGCTCTTCTATTGGATTAGACATGTATTCTTTTCCGTAGAAAGCTTTTCTAAGTTGTTTGGGTAATGTTGCTAACATAGCTATACCTGTCGAAGCACCAAACTCTTTCATCGGTAATCCATCAGACTCTTCAAAAGCTTTGCCACCTGGATAAAAACCTACTCTTTCTTGGTATCTTGAAAGCAAAGGCATATCTCTTGCAACTTTACCTCTATCGTAACGCATTAAAAAATCAAATTCTTCATCTGTTATTTTGCTATAGTCTGGAGATCTTCTCGTTCTAAAAGAATCATAGTCACTAAGATATAATTTAGTAAAAATGTTTTCTAACATTTGAGATTCTTCTTCAGATAAATCAGTTACATCTAATGGTCCACCGTCTGCATAAGCAGCTATACCACCATTAGCTTTTTTAATAACGCCTCTACCCATGAGAATATCTTTTTGAGTTATTTTGCCGTCACCACTTAAATCAGGAAAGCCACCGTCTTTTAAATTTTTAGGCTCTAGCCCAGACATTATTCCTTGCATTACATCACCTTGCTGTAATCAACAGCGTAGTAACCATCCTTAACTACAACTGCATCTGGTTTAACTTCTAATACTTCTTGAGCTAACACACCTTCGCTTGGCTCTGCTTCAGAATACAATTTTTTACCTTTATCATTCCAATCCCATGTGTACCAACCGATACCTGGCTCAAGCTCGCCTATTTTTGTAATGTTTTCTTTTAATTCAATATCTGAAAAACCCATGGCTCCAAGCCCAGTCATAATAGTTCCAGCAGCACCAACTGCTTGTCCTAGTGCTGTTGGTTGTTGATAGACACCACGTTGATATGCACTTGATCCAGTGCCACCAGAAATACCTCCCATTGGTGATCCAGCAAGTAATGCTTGACCAGTTTGTAATCTTTGTAATGGTTCTTGAGCAAGCTGTTGTGCTGCACCAAACTGTCTTGATAGTGCGGCTTGTTGTGTCGCCTGTCCTTGAGCTCCAAGTTGGTTTAGTAAATTAATCTGACTTCCCAACATGCCTTGACCTTGTTGGCCTAGACTTGCAATACCTTGACCTAAGGCCGCTTGCTGTCCACCTAAAGCTGCTTGTTGTCCAGCTAATCCTGATTGTAAGTTTGCAAGTCCAGCTTGTCTTCCTTGTTGTGCTTCAAATGATTGTCTTGCAGCGTCTTGTGCTCTGCCAAAACCTTGACTTCTAAGAGCACCTACAGCCTCAGCTGCACCTCTGCCTGTTTGTCTTGCTAATTCTTCTTGGGCTATTCTACCTCTTGATCCACCAAACGCACCTTGGCTTATAGCTCTATCACGCAATCCTATGTCTTGTTGTGCTGCTGCTCGGTTTATGTCTTGAAGTGTTTGTTGCACCACTTGATCTTCGTATGGATCATAAAATCTTGAAGCACTGCTAGGATCAAACATTTGAGTTGCACCAATACCACTTTGCTCTGCTCTTTGTAATGCACCTATACCACCTGATACAGTTCCAGCACCCTCTTCTATCATACCTCTAGCTTGATCTACAAAAGGCATGAACTGTCCTAAGCCTTGTGAGGCTTGTCTTGCTTGTATTTGTAGTGGTGTAAGACCTGCTGTTTGTTCTATAGGTATGTCTCTAGGTTGAGATATTAAACCCTCATATTCACCAGGCGATCCAAAGTAAGATGCTAGTATTCTTCTTGAATAATCTTCTATGTAAGGAGATACAAAAGAATAACCAGTTTGGGGGGTGGTTATAATGTCTGCTTCTGGTGTTTTTTTTGTTTTACTAAGACACATATTTATTTAATTCCTATAATACATACCACCTATTTGGTGAAAGCCTTTTTTATCAAATAATTTTTTAGCTCGTTCAACTCCTTGTAAGTTAAACACGCCCATTATTAAAGGCTTTTCTAGTTTATTAGCATAATCTATAACTGCATCTATTAAAAGATGTGAGGGCGATGTTTGATCTTTTAGGTTTCTGTATTCAGGTAAAACAAAAAACCATCCATCTCCTACATATTCTTCTGCTGACCACCAATGTTTATCAGGTGCGACAGCTATACTACCTACGATTTTATCGCCATCACTCACATTATACACAATACCTTCAAACATAAAATGATTTATGTGAGCAGAAGCTCTTGACCAATCTATTTCAGGAGATTGCTCTCCTGATAAAGAATGCTCTGTCCAAAAATTTTCAGATAAAAATTTTGCAATTTCTTGACCGTTTTCAGCACTAGGAACTATAGTTTCTAATACTAAATTCATGTTAGCTTGTTAGCAAAATCTTCTCCAATTTTTTGCATTTCGTACATTTTACGAGCTCCAAGTAATCTTTGTTCGTATTCATCTTCTGGATTTGCACCAGCTTGTAAACCTATACCTCTTACGGCAGCAGCGTTTACAACAAATTCGCCATCACTTAACATGGCTGGTATCTTGTCGCCTCGCTCCCCACCTGGACCTGTAATTAATTCACTTCTATCTACAAACTTACCGTCTTTAGCATATAGTTGACTTGTAATTTTTCTTGGCTGTAGATCATCAATAAAAGTTGCCTCTTTAGGCGGTGCCACCAAGGGGGAAAATGGCACGCCTTTCATTTGAGAGTAAAGTTTTGAGACCTCACTAGGATAAAATTTGTAAACAGCAGGGTTTTCTGATCGTGCATCTATAGTTATATCAGCACCTGGAGTTGTGCCTCTATAAGCATTACCACCCATAGCACCAGAGGCACCATAACCTCTTGCTAATCTCATAGCCTCTTGTTCTTCCTCTGTTAATGGTGTTGTTGTTCCAGCACCTAAAACGTTATTAATATAATCTTTTATATTAAAATCATCAGCTATAAAATCTCTTTCGTATAAACTACCTAAACCACCTGGCATACCGCCTCTTCTAAAACCTTGTGGCATTAATGTTTCAGGATCTGGTCTTCTTATCTTAGGTATAATTGCTTCAATTCCTGCAACCTTACCTGGTTTTACTAAAGGGGCAAAGTCTGATGACTCTCCTATCATTGAAAGCATTTCAGCTAATGCTTCTAATTTATTTTGTTTGTCTAAATCTTCTTGAGCTTCGTCAACAGCTTCATCAACACCTGGTTTATCAACACTAGGCATTCCACCCATAAAGTAGCCTGGCACGTCATAACCAAACTTGTCTTCTACTAAGGCAGGATTTTCTTTTGCTAATGCCTGTATACCTTTGTTTCCTTCAGATAATTTTTTCATATTTAATTTGCAGTTATATTGATGGATATATCTCCGTTGGTCTTAACAGAGAGTGATCCTACTGATGCAGTCATCTCAAAGCCTTGTGCATTGCTTGGAGTATGTAACTGTATCCATTGATTGCCAGTATAAACCTGCAAAACATCAATAGATGTATTCCATATTACATCACCAGCGTTAAAATTTAAAGATGATATTTCAGAATCACTAAACTGTGGTGTAGAGTTTGTATCAAATTTACCTAAGTTTATTTCAAGTATTCTAATTAATCTATTAAAAGTTCCTGCTTCAACTTGGCCATTTGCTTGAGGTAATCTTGTTTCAAGTAGTTTAGCCACTACCTTCTACCATCGTTTTTAACATCTATTCTACTAGAGCCTAGCCTCCATCTAAAACCTGTTCGCACTCCTGTAGCTGCGTCATCATCAGATTGAACTCTAAGAACTAGCTGCCTGCCTCTAGCACGTGTAAAATTTTGTTGTGTAGAGCTAGTAACATCGTTTGTTGAGTTGATGGTTAAGGTATCGCCTGGAAAGTTACGAGTTTTAAGAACAAAGTTTATTTGACCACCAGATGCAGACGAACCAAAAAACTTTACATCAGGAATAATTCTGCTAATAAAACCAAAACTATCTCCATCTTCTATATCTATATCGCCTGACTCTATATAAACATTGTCCATTGGCGATCCGTCATCATCGTCAGAGTCTTCGTGTATATACAAATAACTTGTGCCGCTATCTTTACCTGTTGCTTTTGGCTTTTCAAATACGCCTTCGTCTAGCCAAGCTGTTCTTGATAGGTTTCCTATACTCCATACACCTTCTAAATAATTATAAGTAACATATCTATCTATTTCCTCAGATGAAGATGAACAGTAAAACCAACCAACCTCGTTAAACTCTTTGTTTGTAAAAGCTATGGTTTTAAATGCTTGAGATGAATTAAAATCATCTAACACATAATTTAATACGCTACATACTAATCTTTTTACTGATCCTGAATAGGTATAAAAACCATCTCTTGCCATCCAATACACGCTGTCTGGCGTGTTTATTGCAGCATTAGGAGATATAAGTCCTACGTTTTCATTTATAAGATTAACACCAAAAGTAAAAGGTGCACCTACAAACTGCATACTATACAAAGATGTATCAGTCCAAATAAGTATTTCTTGTCTTGATCTTAGACCACCTACTATTTGTGATCCTGAAGATAGTCTTAGTGAACCTGCTGTATTAGTAGCAGTTGGCTCCCAGTTAGTTGCACTTTCTTGATCTGAAAATGCTATAAGCATAGGATCTATAACACCTGTTCTTGAGCTACCACTAATAGGATCAGCACCTAAAACTATAACATGCCTATCAATATCGCTTACTATGACTTGTAATCCTCTAGTTGGTACAAGATTAGCACCACTTAAACTACTTAACTCAACTGCTCTAGTGCTTGTTCCATTAGTTTTGTCCCAATAATAAATACTGCCTGCTCTTGGATTTATAATTAAATCTTCTCCAAAAGCATCGTGTGACCACAATCTTAATTGTCCAGTTTCTGTTATTGAGGTACCTGATCCCCATGTTCCAGCACCCCATGTTCCAGCACCCCAACCTGTTGATGCTACAAAAACATCTAGTCCTACATTTATTTGATAAGTTCCTACAACGGAGGAGCCACCATTACCACTATCGGAGGAGTTTGCAGTAACTGTAGAACCAGATGTATCTTTTGCCTCTATGGTATAACTATTTGCATTTACTACAGTTGCTATTTGATATTCTTGATTTAATACAGCAGCAGTAATATTACCACCTAAACTAGATGCACCACTAAATGTAACAAAATCGTTTTGTACAGCACCGTGACCTGTATCTGCGACTGTTATTGTTGCATCACCATTGCTTGCAGAAAATGTTACATCGCCTGCACTTGTGGTTGATCTTATTGGAGTAACATCATCAAAAGCAGACCCCTCTTTAATGTAATATTTAAGTGTAGTGCCAAGTCCTAAATATTTAGTTGAGTTTAAAGCAACCCAACCTAACAGTGCTCTGCCTGTGCCTAAGTAAGATGCACTGGTTTCTTTTTCCCAACCACCTATTTTTTCTGGTAGTCCTTTTCTAAACCTAACTAAATTACCATCTGTCCAACCGCCCTTACTCATAAGGTCAGTCATTTCTTTGTTGATGCCTGGATTAAATTGTAATTTAGTTAATGGCACGGTTATACCTCATGCCATTCTTTGCCTTCAAATAATAAGGCTTCTGCTTCTCTCCTTCTTATTAAACCTTGTAAAACTTTACCACCTGCTTTATTCCAGCGTTTAATTTGTGCAGGCACTCCCTCATAATCTTTATCGTTTAATACTTTTAACAAAGTAGAGTTTTTCAGATTGGTTGACCCAAGATTAAATGTCCAAGATACTAAAGCATCAAATTGATTTTGTTCTAATGGCACTTCAACAAGTTTGTTTACAGCTTCTTCAAATACCTCTACATCTTCAAGTAGTAACATGTCTGCTCTTTCTTGTGATATTTCCATACCTTCGTTTACATTATTAGTGCTTCCGTAACCTATAGTCCAAACACCTGCCGCACATTTATAAGCCTCAAGTTCACAACCCTCAAATTTTTTAATTAACGATAATCCCTCTTGTGATATTTCCATGTTACTCTCCTTTGTCATTGGTGTGAGATGCTCCGAAATAAAACGAAATAATAGCACTTGCTAACCCTCCTAAATAACCTAACACTAAATTTATTAATGCTTCGCTGTTTTGCTCTGGTGGTTGTAGGGTGACTAAAAATATATAACCAAGAAATCCACCTATGGTAAATAAACCTATAATTCTAGCTGTCCAATCTTTGCTAAACATACCTCTAGCATGTTGTTTGTCTTGTGTTTCTAACTTAAAAACATCTACATCAAGCTCTTTCATTTGCACTTCAAACTCTTGTTCAGCTTTTTTAAGTTCCAACATTTGCTCTGGCGTAGCACTTTGCATGGCTTGTTGTATAGATTTTTGATCGTTAGATACACCTAATACTTCAGCTATTTTGCCCATAGCCATATTGCCTAGTGGACCACCCATAGCCGATCCTAATGTTGGTGCTACAGCTCCAACTATATTTTTTAGTAATCCTTTCATATTAATATGCTCGTTAATACAGCTATACCAATAGCACCAAGAAAACCAAACACACCAAATGTGGCAGCTTTCATAGTTGAATTGATATAAGTGATTTCTTGTTTTATGTCAGAAAACTCGTTAAACGCAGTTTTCCAACGCTCATGCGATATAGTTTCTAACTTTGTTAGTCTTTCTGCTACATCATTTACTGTCATTTTTTTATTAACCATTTTGTAATGTATATATTTTAATCGGCTTTTCTTTGCCTTTTACAAAAATACTATCAAGTTCTTTTAACATAATTTGATCGCTAAAGCTACTTGCACTGATAGTATCATAACCTATTACAATATCTTCTCCAACATCCTTGGTTGAGCTTTCAAGCCTTGCTGCAAGATTAACAGCATCGCCGATAGCAGAATAATCAAACCTAGTATCGCTACCCATGTTACCCACAACAGCATGACCAGTATTAACACCTAGTCCTATTTCAATACCAAGATCAGCTTTTTTAATATTGTCTTGTATTTCTTCAGCACATAATACTGCTACAGTTTCGTGATTTGGTAAATCTATCGGTGCATTAAATATGGCCATCATAGCATCGCCAATATACTTATCTACCATGCCACCGTATTTTTTAACTGCATCAGCTTGTATGGTTAAAGCTTTGTTCATAATTTTAGTTACTTCTTCTGGTTCTAGTTTTTCTGACATAGCAGTAAAACCTCTAACATCTGTAAATAAAAAAGTGCAATATCTTTTTTCACCACCTAACACTAGAGAACTAGGATCGTCTTGTAATTTCTTTACTTGGCGTGGATCAAGGTAATGTTCAAACTGTTTCTTAATCTGCTGTCTTAGTTTGTATTGTTGTCTGAATCTTAAGTAAAAAGCTATTGATCCTGTTATAAATTCAGATACTAAAGTCCAAGATACATCTACTAACAAACCTTGTTTAATCATGTAGACACCACCCAAACCTGTAACTAACATAAATACAGTAGCGATAGATACTCCCCATGTAATGCCAAAGTAATGCAATACAAACCAAACCAAACTAACAAATATTATTAAAATTAAAAGCTCTGCTGCTAATGACCAGTCAGGTATGTATGGTGAATCCTCTATTAGTATAGATTCAGCAAGTGCAGTTTGTATTTTATGTGGCTCTAAAAGTCCAACAGGCGTGGCTACTTGTGGCATGACACCGTTTGCTGTTACCCCTACAAACACAAACTTACCGTTGACATTCATTTCTTGTAAATCTGTTTGTGATGTGTCAACCCAACTAATCCACTTACGACCAAGACTATCTGTTTTAATTGGTGGTATTCCTCTGATTGATATTTCTTCTATACCATTATCATTAGTTTTTATAATATAAGTTTTTACATCAAACAAAGATTTATATATTTGTGTACCAAAACTAGGTATCCATTCGTTATTTGGTGTTTTAACTAAAAGAGGTATTTTACGAACTAATAAATCTATATCAGTAGGAGCAATAGCCAAACCTTGTAGAACATGATTGGATAGTAGAGGTAGGTTTGACTTTACTCCTGTAGAGAGTATACCACCATTATCATCACCAAGTACAACAGTTCCAGGTGATGTAGGATAATCGCCTTTACCATCTTCAAACATGGCTATAACAGAAGGAGCGTATCCTAATGATCTGGCAAAGTCTTCATCACCGCCCATTCTATCTGCTTGTGGAAAGCTTATAACCCAACCTACACCTAAAGCACCTTTACCTATTATGTCTAGTTGTATTTCTGCTAATCTTTGTCTAGGCAAAGGCCAACCGCCCTCACGCTCTACATCTTCTTCAGTTATGTTAAGTATGACAAAGTTACCTGATGGCTTTGGTGTTTCTATAAACTTATCAAAAGTTTTTAGTTTTAATATTTCTGTAGGAGTGCTTTGAAACAATAATGGTAAAGCTAGTATTATAAGTATTGGTAATAATAGTCTTTTCATTTAATCACTTTGAGTGATAGTGATAACACTGTCGCTTCCTCCGTTGATTTTTATTATATTAGATACACCATCTTGAATCAAAATAACTGTGTAAGCATTACTACCGTTTAGATCAACTCTAACACTTTCATTAACCTCTCTTCGCAAACTTACTACATTTCCTGTAATTAAAGCTGTTATCTGTGTGTCTGGATCTTTGCCTAACAGAGTACCTGCTATCTGTGTGCTAGTAGCTTGTGCTAACACATCTTCATCTTCATCTATTGCTAAAGCATCTAATACATTAAGCAAGTCTTCAAGATAATTTACATCAAGATAATTTATATCTAATTCTGTAAACTCAAGACTATCTTCTTTTAAATAATCTTCTGCAAGATAATCTATATCAAGATCATTAAAATCTAATACACTATCTGCTTGCGTAGTAGTGGTTTCTTCTTCTACTAACACTTCTTCTTTAGGTGGTGTAACAATAAGCATGTTATCTATTACATCAAGTGTTAGATCTAAAATTACAGGTTTGGTTGGAGCAGACTCAAATACGCTCACTGTAGTAGCTTCGTAAGGTTTGTTTAGTATAACGGTGCCCATAGCAGTAACTACCTCTATTTCGCCACTAGAGAGCCCTAGAGCGTCTGGTAGCAAAATTATAAGGCTACGCCCTAGTTCATCAACTGTAGCCGTAAAATCAGTCCCACGTATTGCTATGTTAGCTGTTGGTGTTTTAAGAGTTATGTTTTGTTTATCTATACGGTTTAGATTGCCTGTAATAAACCTAGCTGTACCAAGTCCAAAGGTAAGAGCCATTTTTGCTTTACTTGGGTCTGGATCATATATGTACTCGTCAATAAGTAGCTGACTATGTTCTGTAAGTTTTACAGTAGAATCATCAAGAAAAGTAATAGCCATACGACCATCTTTGGTTATGGCCTCATCATTACTTTGAATAGCAAACTTTAAATCTGCATCATAAGGCTTGTCTCTGACAATTTGAGCCGTACCGTTTAATTCAGATATATCTCCAATATCAACAGCTTGTGCTTGTACCTTGGTCGTTTTGAACAACACAAACGGTAGAAGCAGCAGTGCCAGAAACGGATATAATTTTAAGCCAGTCATTATCTTGGGTGCTTAGTTGTGAAATATTAAAAGTTCTCGAGCCACCTGTGTGATCAAGATAGAAATATCCACCTGCTGAAGCTGTAACTCCAGTACCAGTATAAGTCACTGTATTATCAGAGCCGTCTATATCCATATAGTTCGTTGCACCGTCTATATTAATATTTGATGTAACTGTGTTATTAGATCCGTTTATAATCCAATCTAAATCAAGCGAAGCTGCTAATGCTGTAGTTCCTTGGTTTAAAGTAAAAGTATTACCGCTACCTGTGACATCTACATATTGATTTGATCCGTCAGCACTATAAGTATCTGTAGGATCAACTTGTATGGTAAAAGTATTAGTACCACCGTCAAACTCGTAAAAGCCAGTAAAGTTGTCAGCAAATATATCGCCAAGAAACTTGTTAGTTGCACCTATCATGTTTATGTCAAGTGTCATACTGTTACCATCTAAATCAAAGGCGGTTAAATTACCTGCAGAGCTATTTAACCCACCTATGATATTAGAAATACCTAGTTGTTCTAGGTCTATATTGGCTCCAGTACCAGATTGATCTACATATATTTCGTTATCAGCCGCGTATGTCGTCAACGCACTCATCATCACAATCAGGCTTATCAATTTTAATTTCATTATTTAATTCTACTCCTTGGTTATCATTTTGTAAAACCCAGAAACCACGATCATAACCAGTGTTAATGATTTCTAGCACACCTCCTTCTATAGCTTTCATCAAAGCTATGGTTGATGACTCATTTCTTGCGTTGCCTAGTTCTATTTCTACTAGCTCGCTTTCAGCTTCAACAAACCTAAATACGTCCTCAGATTTGCCATAACTAAATATTGTTTTTTGACTTAATACCTCTAACAAAACCTCTCCTGTTGCAACAGATACCATACGCATACTTATCGTTATGTTGTCCTCTCTATACATAACGCTTTTGCCTATACCTAAATATCTAGCACCTGCTCCACCACTTTCTAAATTTACTTCGTAAGATATAACAGCTCCCTCAATCAAAATACCAGCAAACAATAAAGGTCTTAGTGCTTTCTTTTTTTCTTCTTCATTGGTTGATTGTTCTCTTGCTGATCTTATAAGCTGTCTTTCTTTGGTAAGATTGTCTAATCCCACTCTTTCTACAACCCTAAAAAACTTACCGTCTCCTGCATGCTTTAAAGCTCTTATAAGTAACGCATTTGGTTGTTGTGTTATAGCTGTGCTAAACAAAGCAAACTCACTATTGCTTTTTCTTTGTCCTGTCTGATCTGTGAAAGCAGTAGGATACACTGCTACAACAGGACTAACTTGAGGTATAGGAACATATTTTAGTTCCTTAGATTGTAAATCTTGTATATTTACAACATTGTGTAGTGGAAACCTATGTTCGTAAGTATCTTCTATCTGATCAAATATAGAACAACTAGAAAGTAAAAGTACCAATAGGTATAACGATTTCGGTAATTGTTCCATCCGCCTCAGTAATTTTAAGAGTTAAAGTTACACCATCACTTGTGTATTCAATAGTATTGCCTTCTAAAGTGATGACACCTTCGCTTTGCGGTGTTTCTCCGAATAAGTTATTTACTAACTGTCTTGATAATTCTGCGTAAACCCTAGACTCAAGATTACGCATAAATCTTGCAAGAGTAGAGTTTTCTTTTTCTCTCTTGATTTCATCTTGTAATGCTTTTATTTCTTCTTTAATTGTAAGCTTACGAGTATATTGTTGGTTTTCTATTGTAAGGTAATGACTTGATGTGCCCACACCATTAAAACTAGGTGACTTAAATTTATGTGTAATAGTATCAGACCATAAAGGATTAGATAAAATTACAAGAAAAAAGAAAATACTTAAACCAAATGCAATTCTATATATCAAAATATTATCAGTCTTTTCGTTGGTCATCTCTTCCTGCCTTTGCTATTTTTCCGCTATCAATTAAGTTAGGTACACCCAATATGGTTTTTATTAAAGTGTCTTGGCGTATTATTTCGTTGTCTAAACTACGCACTCTATCTATCAATGCTACCAAAATACCATGTTGTGAATCAAGTTTTGTGCCAAGTCTTTCTTCTATTGCAGCTATCTGACTTTCTACTTTTTCATCAACAGTATCAAGTTTTGTTTCCATACCGTCAACAATACGCATAATTAATTTATAAATAAACCAACCAAGACCTAGTGCCGCTGCAATAGGAAACCCAACCTCTTGAATTAAAGTAACGGCTGACTCCATTAGTAGTCACCCCAAACTTTTTTCTTTTTGCCTCCGTCATATTCTACGGCATGACCTTCTTTAATAAGCACTTGGCATATATCTCTACCGTCTTCTGTATAAGGTATGCCTAAAATACGACCATATTTACCTTTACCTAACGATTTCACCTTAAAATTACCAATACAAAGCTCTTTAAGTCTTGCTTTTGCAGCTAGGCCTAGTTTTTTTTCTGCAAGATCTCTAGTCCTGCTTTCAGGTGTGTCTATACCTGCAAGTCTGACACGCTGTTTATGTAGCTTTACATCAAACCCAAGATCAAGACAGCAATCAAAGGTGTCCCCATCTACAATTCGTTCTAACGTAGCATTATAAACAAACGCATCAGGTGATTTAGCCATTATGACTCTTTAGATTTTTTAACTCTTTTAGTAGTCCAAGCCTCGTCTACATCTGGTGTAGATTTATCGTCAGCCACATAATGTCCTTTTTTGTTTCTAGCTCTTACTTTTACTTTTTCAGTACCAGTAACTTTGCTCCACATTTTTTCTAACCAACTCATCCTTTATCCTTGGCTTTTAAAACATTTAATGCACACCAATCAATTACTTTGTATATGTAACTAAACCAATGGTCGTCTTTTGGAGTGGGTGTAATTGCTGCTATAACTGAAGCTATAGATATAATTGCAGTTACCCACATTAGTATATTAAGTATTGTCATCTTGATCCTCCTCTGGATTATTTAAGATTTCATCTGCTTTTTGTTTAGCAGATTCTATAAATGCGTTTTGAAACACATTTAAACTGGCATTGACTTGGTCAAGTTCAAACTGTATGCGTTTTTGTTTATTGGTTAAATCTAGTATTTGGCTATGAAAATATTGTTGTTCGTTTGTAAGCTCACTTACTTTGACTTCTTTGTCATCAATCATTACAACTGGTTCTTGCGTAGCCATAATTAACTATTAGATGATATGTATGATTTACCTGTAGTAATAGCGTTTGTGCAATCAGTTTTTTTACTGCTTGATGAGCCTTTAACATTAGGTTTATCATCATCACTATCAACAGGTGCGTATTCTAAAATAGTTTCTAAATGGTCAACATTCCTTTGCACCATTGTATTTATTTCAGCTTGTGTCATGCCTTCAATATTCCAACTGCCACCATTTACACCGTTAATTAAATTGACGCTGTCCATAGCTATATTAAGACATTCTGTTACTGTTTGTGCCATATTATTCTCCTTCGTTTAATTTAGCTTTTAATTCTTCTACTTGTGCAGAAAGTTCTTGCACTGCATTTACCAAATACCATGTCATATTATCTGGATCAACAGTTTTTACCCCTGTTGATTCTTCTTTGACTACATCTGGTAAAACATTTTCTATTTCTTGTGCTATAACTCCTACTTGCACTCCTTCTTTATTAACTGTTACTGAATCAACATTATCAAAATCAGTTATTTCATCTTTAGTTCTATATTCAAAGTTTCTAACTTGTATTTGATTAATAGCTTCTAAACCTATGTTATTATCTTCTATATTCTTTTTAATTCTTCTGTCAGAAGTTGTTGCCCAAGATGATGAATTATTACCTTGAAATATATTTCCATTCGCTGATATAAAACCTGTATTATCACCTTTACCAACTACAGAAACACCTATAACTAATTCACTAGAACCACCACTACTACTTTCAGCATCATAACCTATTAATATATTACTAGATGAATCTACTATTGAAGTACCAGCACCATAACCTAGTACTGTGTTATTACTACCTGTGGTCATTTGTGCAGCAGTATTACTACCTATAATAGTATTATAATTACCTGTAGTTGCGTTCATGGCTGCTCTATAACCTAAGAAAGTAGCATGAGCTCCAGTGCTTAAATCTTCACCAGCTTCAAAACCCATAATAGTATGAGCATCGCCTGTAGTACAGTTGGTTAATGCTGCATATCCTATCGCTGTATTACCAGCAGCAGTTGTTATTGCATCACCAGCAACATAACCCATTAAAGTATGGCTTGTTCCTGTTGTTATAGCTTGTCCTGTATTATAACCAACAGCTACATTTCCAGAATTATCTCCAGCATTTTGATTTAATAAAGCATTTCTACCTATAGCTACAGTATAACTTCCTGTATCATCAGTATTTAAAGCATTAATACCTATAGCAACATTACTACCACCAGTTGTATTACCTCTTAAAGTATGTTTACCTATTGCTGTGTTTTCATTACCTGTATTGTTTTCTAAGGCTTCAACACCTACAGCAACATTACCTGCTCCTGATAAAGTATCTAGTAAAGCTGCTCTACCCATAGCAACATTATCAGTACCAGTTGTTAGTTTACCCATAGCTTCATAACCAACAGCAGTATTGTTAGAACCTGTAGTAATTGCGTCTGCACACTCTGCACCTACTGCTGTGTTTTGACCACCTGTTGTGTTTGATCTTAAAGAATCAACACCAACTGCTGTATTGTTAGAAGCAGTCGTATTTAGTCTTAGTGAGTCATGTCCAACTGCTACAAGATTTGCTCCAGTAGTATTTGTAAGTAACGCATTTTGCCCTAAAGCTGTATTTTGGTCAGCTGTAGTATTATTAGCTAACGCATTTTCACCCATAGCTACATTGTTTGTACCTGTTGAATTATCTTTTAAAGAGTCTTTACCAACTGCTGTATTACTTTCGCCTGTTGTATTTGCTGTTAAAGCAGATAAACCAACGGCAGTATTGTTTGATGCTGTAGTGTTTGCTGCTAGTGATCCTTGTCCTACAGAAGTATTACTAGCACCTGTGGTATTAGCACTTAAAGCAGAAGTACCTACTGCTGTATTATTACTTGCTGTAGTATTAGCATCTAGTGCTTGACCACCAACAGCAACATTAGAACCACCTGTGGTGTTAACTAATAAAGCGTTTCTACCTATAGCTGTATTAAAAGTTGCTGTAGTATTAGCTCCTAGTGCATCTGTTCCTACGGCTGTGTTATAGCCACCAGTTGTGATTGCATCCCCAGCACCTTTACCCACTGCAACATTTTCTGTGCCTGAGGTGTTTGACAGTAAAGCTGTAAATCCAACAGCAGTGTTATTATCTGATGTTGTATTTGCTTCTAATGCAGCAAACCCTACTGCTACATTGCCACTACCTGTAGTTAATGCTTTTAAAGAATCAGCACCTATACCAACATTATTATCACCACTCGTTAATGCTGCAAATACAGTATCACCCAGACCTGTGTTATTAGTAGCAGCATCTAAAGTACCTGTACTTGCATTTTGACTTATTAAAATACTATCAGTAAAGTTTGTAGCATCAGCTAGAATACCTACGCCATTAACAGTACCACCAGTTAAAGCTCCTGTAACTGCTGCGTCTCCGCCTATACTTACATCATCTGTAACTGTTAAATCATCTTCTACTTTAAGATCTACGACATTTAAACTAGCAAAAGCATCTACTATTGCTGCACCAGAACCAGCACCATCAGAATAAACTACTTTTACATCACCTGCTGGTATTGTTACATTAGCACCACTACCTTGCGATATAATTATGTTTTGTGAACCTGATGTTCCGTTTTCTATAAACCAAAGTTTTGATACTGTGTTTGGTCCAATAGTAATAGTACAAGCACTATCAAGTGTGCCTGTGTATTTGAGATAAATTGATCTGCCTGGATCAGTAGATCCATCAGCTATCGTGGTTGTATGAGTATCAGCGTTAGTGGTTATCGCCTCTGTGCCAAAGCTAAAAGCCTCAGCAATAAGTTCTAAGTTTGTATTAGTTGTGGTTCCCCATGATCCCGACTGATCTCCAGTCGCCATCTCCTCAAGTCTTAAGTCATTTACAAATGTTGATGCCATTTTTTATGCTACCTCTTCCCAATTTGGGGTTTGTGTTTCATTAATTTCAGCAAAGGATGAACTTTGATCTGCATTTATATTAGCATAATTTTTCGTTTGTGTATCATCTATTAGTCCCCACACTAACACGTCAGTTACAAATCCTGTGGCTGAAACCCCTGTTGGCACTACGTTTGCTTTAGATATTGTGGTAACTGATCCTACACTTCCTGTTACACTAACGCCTGTAATATCAAATTTTTCGTTATGATGAACGGTCACTGATCCCACTGCTGAAGTTGCAGATACGCCAGATATTATTACATTTGCCTCTCCATCTACATCAACTCCAACGGTGCCAACTGATCCTACTGCTCCAGGTGCATTAGCAACTGCATCGCCATTAACACCTACGCCTCCTATAGCGGATGTGCCAACTTGTGAACTAGGTGTTACATTTGCTTTTGCAACTGTAGATACGGTGCCTAATGCACTTGTTCCAACTTGTGTTGACGGCGTAACATTAGCTTTTGCTACAACCGTAGCTGTGCCAAGAGCACTTGTAGATGATTGTCCTGTAAGAGTTAAATTAGCCTCACAATCAAGAGTAGGAGTTCCTACTGCTGTGGTGCCAACTTGAGAAGAGGGAGTTACATTAGCTTTTGCTATAACAGAAACAGTGCCTAACGCACTTGTGGCTGCTAATCCTGTAAGAGTAACTGGTAAAGCTTCATTCCAAGCACCCTCACCCCAAGTGCCTCTACCCCAACCAGTTATGTTAGCCATAAGGCTAGGCTATTCTTATAATAGCTGTGCTTGCTGCTGCGGCTGGAAAAACAATAGTAAAATCACCTGCTGTAGATGTTTTATCTCCACCAAAATCTATTGTAGCTACAGATGCGTTACTATCAGATGAATTGTAAATCATACAACCTCTAGCTGTAATTGTAGCTGTACCAAAAGTTAGATCAGCAAAATCAGTAAATCCTGTTGTGCCACTTGAGGTAGGATCTACTCTAGTCAAATTACTACCACCAGATGAATAGTTAGTACCACTTGCTTGTCCTGTTGTAGTAAAAGCTGTAGTAGCTGCACCTAAAGTAGCAGAGCTTGTATATAAAGCTAATTTAAAAGTATCTCCGCCTGAGTTTTTAAAGTTATGCACAGCTTCAAGAAGTTCTTTTTTAAAGCTAGTGGTTAATGTTGATGTAATAGCCATATTAAATCCTTTTTATAATATCTGCTAACTCTGTGTCTCCTTGTTTAATAAAGTCTTGTATCAGAGTAGCTTTATAGGATTTTAACGCATTTTTTATATAAATCAAACAAACCTTATAAATCAAATCTTTATATGCTTTTGCTTGTTCTTGAATGTAAGGATCTTCACTGTCACTACTGCTGACTATTTTTTCTGCTAATCTCTCTGCCCAAAACTCTGGCGAGTGACCACCATAGTTAGAAGTTTTAGCTTCTATTAAGCCTAGTTCAGGCATTCCTGCTGGTGTTATTTCATCTACCATTTTTTTGGCTCTGGTGGTTTTAAATGACTATCATACCTATCAGCTATTTGAGGTAATATTTGTTTTTTTTCTACTTTAAGTTCACTAAGTTTTTTTAATTCAATTCCTTTTTGATCTACAACAGGAATATAAGGATCACTTAAACGATGATAACCGTACAATCTTTGTTGACCTGGTATGTTTGTATCTAGCAAAGAACTACTAGATGCTACCTCTACTTGTATTCCTTTATCCATACACTTAGCCAACCAAAATTCAACACAAGCCCTGCCTGACTCTGCAAAGTGTAAATTATTTTTGTAAGAAAAATCCATACCAAATAATTTTATATTAGCCACATTATTCCAATACGCAAAAGCTATAGCGTAAGCTACCGTATTGTTTAAATAATGACAGTTAGTTTCTTTAACTATTTCTTTAACAGGATATTCAACTAAATTTTTACATCTTTCATCGAGTTGACATGTGTATATTGGTTTGTTGTGATTGGTTAATAATTCTTTCATGCAATCTGTTTGGCCACCTGCATCTTGCGTATCTAAAAATCTACTAGGTGGGTCCATCATAAAAACACGATCATGAAATATTACTGATGCTACGGCATTTATAGCCCAAACTTCGTCAAAGTGAACGCTGTGTGATTTTGCTAAATTATAATCAAACCAACTTTTGCCAAGACCGACAATAGCTATAGTTTTACCATTAAGTTTTTTTATGGGTTTCATCTCTCTCCTTTTGAAACTTAAGTTACATTAGTTCTTAATGAATCGTATCTGTATTCATCTCTCCTTCCACGTGCTTCTGCAAGATTTTTCAATCTATTTATTTCACTTGCAAAGCGTTGTTCGTATTGCTGTAATAAATCATTTTCACCTTTCATAAATATGTAAGCCTCAACTAGACTTCCATATAGTAAAGCGTTTCTAGCATTGCTAGATACCCAAGTGCCTGTGGTATCTGTAACTAAAGAATTTGGTTTAAATAAATAATGCAGCTCAACATTGTAGTTAGAATCAGGAACTGGACTAACAATAATTGTAGAGCCATTGTTTGATGCTGTAGATAGTTCTTTATCAAAGTCTCCATAATATTTTGGTAAACCTCTTAAAGTTGAATCAGTTGGATCAACAGAGTATTCACGCATAAACGATGGATGTTTTTTATCTAAGTAATGATAATCTCCGTTGCCGTCTATAACTGCTAGAGAAAAACTTGTTTGATAGTCTGTAGGAGTTGTAAGGTAAGTATTGCCTGATGTTAATGTACCTGTTACATTTTTACGAAAAAAATCAAACTGTACTAATTCAAATATTCTTTCCTCAGCATTTTTAATAAAGTCATCTAGTGTGTCTACGAATGTAGTTTCTGTATTCTGAGTATAGTTTTGTATTAATGTTTTTAATTCTGATAATGTCATGTTGTTATTGTAACCTCGCCAAGTGAAGCTGTCATTTCATAACCTAATATCTTAGATCCTATTGGATCAGCAGTCATGGATGAATTAGTATCGCTGTCATTAGTATAAACCACTCCTTCTCCTATTTCTAAATCGTTATTAGGTCTAGGTTTATATAAAGCTTCAGGATCAGAAACGTGTGGTAATGGCTCAAGCTGTGGATGTTTTGGATCAAAACAATCTCTACAGGTTTTTGCTCCGTTCCATTCTTCCCTTAGTTGAGATAGTTTGTATTCAAAGCCACACCTATCGCAAAGGGCTATTGCGTATTTACCAGTAGCGTATGCCATATTAGTATCCGTTTCTTAAATAAGGAGATATTCTAAAAGAAGCAGTATCTTCGTCTTGAGACATGGCTCTTTCAAACTCGTCTTCGTACATTTGTTTTAACATGCCTACTCTGTCTGGTGCTTTCTTAATAGCTATGTAATAAGCAAGACCTGCTGCGAAGCAAGGGTAAAATCTAAACGGCATGTCCATAGTGTTGGTAGCTGTATCAGCATCGTCCATTCTTACTAACTTATTAAATACTAATACATCAGTGCTGTTTTCTGGTGTTGGCCATATATTTAAAACAGGACTAACCTGTTTGTCTAAAAAGAATTGATTAGGTCTAGCTTGAGTAGATTTAGTTGGAATATTTAAAAATTCACTTCTGCTAATTTTTGTCATTTGCAAATCAAGATTAGTGCCGTCAGTATCTCTTCTTAATGAGCAATCTAATATGTCAATAACATTAGAGTCTAAAGTATATTGATTAGTGCCTTTGGTTACAGTTTGAGTTGCTTGTTCTATAGTCCACTGATTAAGTCCTCTGTTTGCCCATTCAGCTAACATAAGGTTTATAGATCGTTTTGCTGTTTTGAGATCATACCCTGTTCTAAGTTCTAGCCCACATCTTTCAAAGGCTTCTTCAACAAACTCAGTTACATCTGGTTCAAAATTAGTGCTATTTGATGTTGCCATTTAGTCTTCCTCTGGAGCATATAGATTGTTGAATGTTATGTTCGGATCCATATAACTCTCATGTTGTTCTGCTGAATGTATCCATTGTGAAGGCATAAAGTCTGGTGCTCCTTCTCCAACACGCCATAAAGCAGGGTTTGTAGCCCTAACTCTGTTATTAGGTAAAGCTACAAAATTACCAGTATATTCACCAGCGTCTGTTAAATATAACACATGTGATTGCTTATGTTGAGCAGAATCATCAGCTATTGAGTTTTCTGTGTAATCTACCGTAAACAAATATTTGCCTGTATAAAAGTCTCCACCTATTTTACAAAGCCAAGGTGATGAACTAACTCTATCCATGGTAACAACAGAATGATGATGACTAAGACAATCCCAAGGCTGTGCTAAATGATCTTCCATAGGAGTTGGCCAATCTTGTAATGGTATGTCTGCAACTAAAGCTTGAATAGGCATTCTTGCCCACATAGCACCACCGTGAATATTTGGTGCGTCTTCTTCATCGTCTATTTCACACCCAGTAAAAACTACTTGAAAACTTAGTGATCTATCTGGAATAGTATTAACAGCAATGGCAAGAGCATGTAGATACTCTCCATGATAATTGCTGTGGTTAGCTGTAAACTCTTTTCTTACCCAGCATTTAAACTGAGGTATATTTGAAATCAAATATGACAAAACGCTCTCTCCTTTGTTGTTGTGAAAAAGTTACTAAACCTTTCCACCCTTAGCCATATACTTAGTGCCTTTCATAGCACCGCCTTTCGCCATATACTTTGTACCTTTCATGGCTCCACCTTTTGCCATGTATTTAGTACCCTTCATAGCACCACCTTTAGCCATATACTTAGTCTTCTTGGCTGCACCACCTTTGGCCATGTATTTAGTTCCTTTCATAGAACCACCCTTAGCCATATATTTGGTACCTTTGACCATTCCGCCTTTAGCATAGCCTTTAGTTCTTTTATACATTATTCACTCCTATGAATATTTAGTTTTCTTTCTTCTGTTGCTCATTACTTTACCACAACCTCTTGCAATTTTTCTAACTTCTCCACCGCTCTTCATGGATACTTTAGCTTTCTTAGTATTAGCAACAACAGTCTTACCTTTTCTGCCTGCTGCTTTTTTCTTTCTTGCAGTTTTAGCTCTTTCTGCTTTGCTTAAACTTAATGCTTTTGCTTTTGGTAAACAACGATCTGGATTTTTTTTATCTTTACTTGTACCACATGGACCTTTGATAGAACCGTCAGTTCCGATCCTTACCCACTGTTGTTCTCGCCATTGTTTTAGCTGTCCCATTATCTGAGTCTTTCTTTCATAACGATACCTTGTCCTCTTATATTAACAAGTCCACCGTTTTTCATTTTTTTCTTTTTACCTTTGCTACCTTTAGCATAGTTAGGATCTTTACAATATTTAGACGCAGCCATATTTGCATACGCTGAAGGGTATGTATCAAAAGTTCTTTTTGCCCAAGCTTTACCAGCTGGACAAATCTTGCCACCGCTTTTTGCTTTCTTTGCCATTATTTTATTCTACCATGTTTTTTTCTAATCGCATCTTTGCCTCTTCTAAATATTTCAGCTTGCTTTGGTTTGCCTCCATACCTAGATCGTTGCTCTCCTACAGTTAATATTTGTATTAATCTTGCAAAAGGTTTTCTAGTTCTTTTTACTTTAGCAACTGTATCTCTAGCATCTTGAACAGTTGCATATTTAATTGAAACAGTATCCCTTGGGTTTTCATCTGTGTATAGTCTTCTATCACTACCTTTTGGTTTTTTTCCTGTTCCTACTTTTGGGTCTTTTCTTTTGGGCATTTTTAACTAATTTTTTTAACACGTTTGATTGTCTTTTGTGTAATTTAGATGCTTTGTTAAGCTGTCTTGATACTTTTTTTATTTTTCTTAACATCTCCACCTTCTTCTTGCTTGTCTAATTCTTGAATTAGGATTATTTCTTGTTTTGGCTGAACTTTTCTTTAATTGTCCTAGTGATCTAGCACAAAAAGATTTTCTACGTTTCGCAGCCCTACTACCTTTTTTAACTATACCTGTTACTGCTGTTTTAAGTTTACTACCTGGATTTTTTTTTCTATACGCACGCACACCTTTTTTAGTCATGCCTGCACCAGACTTGGTAGGGCGGAAGTTACCGCCCTTACCAACTGTCCTACGTATATTTTTAGTTTTTCTTCTTTTTACAACCATTCATTAATAGCTTTTATTTAAAACTAAAATAACAGAGTAAGCGTCACCACTTGAGTGACCTACTGTTGTAAAGTCAATATCTCCAGTTATACCAGATCCTGCATTATTAGGTATGCCAGAAAATAAATCATAGTATTCATCTCCTGTGCTATCTGCTGGTAATGGTATAGCTAAAACGTTAGTGCTCGCATCAAACTCTATATCTACACCCATACCTCTGGTTGCCCAGTATATACGTGATATAGAAACTCTACTGCAAGACTCACCTAAATTGTTTTTAGCTAAAGCTGAAACATCAACTTTTTTAACAGAGGATTCACCTGTTCCGTCAGATTCATTAGTAAACTTTAATATCGCTACTCTGTCACTATCATGAATAGTTTGAGAAGTTACTGTATCTGCCATGAGCTACTCCTTATGCGTCAGCAAATGGTGTTACTAAAGTTCCTGAACCTAGTGTAATACCTTCTACTGCATATTTAGCTGAGGCCATAGCAGTTACTTTGATAATGCTACCAGCTAATCCGCCTTTGGTAGAGCCATTCAAAGTAATAACATCATTTGAAGCACCAGATATAAATGTTTTACCTGTATTGTCATCTACACCTGTATATAAACCACCAACGAATTTATCAGTGCCATCAGTTTTAATATCCATATCTGTAGCTGCTGTTTCAACTACAAAGAAGAAAGAAGCACCTAAGTTGTTTAATTGGTTAGGATCCTCATTTGTTGATGGAGTAGTAGTTACAATACTAGGCAAAGTAAACTTACCGTCTGCATCATTACAAGTTAATATTTTTCCAGCGTGAGCAGCAACTGTAAGAGTAGTATCTGCTGTTAGGCTAACTACTGATGCGTTACCTGCTGAGATGAATCCAGCTAGTGATTTAACTGGTCCACTAAAAGTCGATTGTGCCATAATTTTTCTCCTGAAAAATAAGTTCTATTATCTTGGCTTGTCTGCTAGGTCAGTTAATAGAACAAGTTAATAAACCCTAGACTTTTGATTGTATATTAGTTTTAGCCAAAAAAAAAGGGAGCCGAAGCTCCCTTAGATAATCAACAGAGATTATGCACCTTGAGATGCAAACACTGCTCTTGGGTTTGAAAATCCAAATGAGTATCTTTCTCTAGCTTTGAATCTGACATTGCCAGTATCAAAGTCACCTTCCATAGAAGTTGAAAGAGGTGATCTCTCGAAGTGTTTGAATCCGTCAGGACAATCTGTTAATAAGAACCAAGCATCGGTATCTGTTAAGAAGTTATTTACAGAATAACCCTCTGGTACCATGCCCATGTTCTTAATAGCATTGATGTCATTATCTGATGTGCTCACTCTACCAGGTGTTTGTAGCAATCTATCAACCACGAATTGTAATTGTGGTGGAACGATCAACTTAGTTCCTTGTAAAGCAATAACCATATTTCTGTCATCAACAAAAGTTGAAACTGAAATAAGTGCATCTTCTAATGAAGTCTCATTCAAGTCAGTGTAAGTGCTTGGTCTGTTTGAGAATGTTCCGCCACCTGTTAAAGGGTGAGAATCACTCACTAAAGCAACACCATCTCCTCCAGTGAAGCTTGATGAGAATGCGTTATTAAGCACAGACGCAGCTTTTACTTGCTTTGTGTGTGCCATTGATCTTGCTAAAGCCTTTGTGTATCTGGCTCCTAATCTATCATACAGATTATCTTCGATAGCTTCTTCAGTTAATGCAAATGCTAACGCAATGGTCTCATGTGAGTACCTTGCAGTAAAACCTTCAGATGCTTGGTCAAATGCCACGCTTTGTCCTTCTGATTTTACTTTTGCGTTACCGAAACCTACTATTAAGGTTTCTTCTTCAAATGCTCTATCTGATGCTTCTGTCTCAAATATTTCTGCATGTTGTTGTTCATACCTGTTGTATTCCATGCCAAATAAGGCATTCAACCCAGGCTCTAATTCTTTCGCTAATTGAGCTCTTGAAATAGCCATAATTTATACTCCTTATTAAGCTAAACCTGCACCTTTTATGCCGCAGATATGATTTTGAATAACAACTAAAACGTTTGTATTTGCCGTAGCAACGTCTGAATTTTCAGGATCTCCTGAAATATCAATCGCTTTTAGCGGTAAATTTGTTGAAGTTGCACCTGTTGTGACATCTAACTCAGCTCCTGAAATACCTGTGACGGTACTACCTGAACTTGTGTAAACAATGTCAAAGTTTCCAAACAGATCAGCCACTGGGAAAGTGTCATCTGCTTGTACCTCGAAGACCACGTTAGGATCATCGATTATAAAAGCAATTATATCTGAAGCATTAGTGCTTGCAGGATAAAAATTACTGAATACTTGTTCGCTTGTAGTCGGATCGGTGTAAGAACATCCATTGAATACTCCAACAATAGGAACTGTGCCACCGTCAGCGTGTACTTCAATACCGCCTCCAGTTACTTGCATTACCATATCTCCTTGGAAGATACTTGTTCCGTAGTTTGCAGCTATTCTATAACGACTTTGTCCACCAGTATAAGGTGAACCACCCATCATTCTTACAGGCTTCATTCCAAAAGCAGCATCTTGATTTGCCATTTTTGTTTCTCCTATAAAATAGTTATAATTTCAGAGTTCACAAAGTTATCCTTTGCTACCTCCACCAAAAGTCACCCTTGATTTAATCTCTTTTGAGATTGGCATTGAGGGATTCTCTTCACGCATTAGGTCATTCTCAACAGCAGTCATTTGATTATTGGTTTGTTGTTCAAAAAAGTCATTTCTTTGATCTGCGATTTCTTTATCTATTTTGCACAGTATCAACCCACCAACTCCAATTACTCCTGCGTGACGACCGTCATCGACAGTAGGTAAATCATGGTATCCAGGTAACTCATCTGGTTTAACAACCTCGAATCCTTCACGAAATCTTTTTGAGACATTCGTTTTGTCATCTTGGCCTAATACAGATTCTCTAACCCAACGATAAGAAATACCTTGTGATTTAGCTAATTCTACAGCTTCTTCTGGTAATTCTAACGCTGAAGGCATCTTCCAGGCTTTTGGCCTAGTGTTTGTCTCTCTAGTGTCAGAGTTTCTAGTAGCTCTGTTATCTTCAGTTTTATTATCTATTTCGCTCATGATTTTTGTAACCTCGCTTTTTGTATTGCGTAATCTTTAAATGACACTCCAAGTTTTTTAGCTAGTGCTTGTTCGCTCGGTGTCAACTCGATACGATTTTGTTTGCGTCCAGTCGATGTGTTGCGTGTGGCTGAAGCGACTGTTTGGACGGGTTTTTTGTTCGCTTCCACGTTAAACTTGTGAGGCAACTCTTGTCGCACTCGTTTATCTATCTCACTATAGTATGCATCACTCTCTGTGTCAAAGCCTTCGTTCTCTAATTGTTTGTGAACTGCAAAGGCTACACTGGTTGCAACATCGTCTGTTCCAAACCAAGTATTTCTTTGAGCCCACTCTCTAGCTTTGTCAGAGGGCTGATCATATTCTTCTTGAATAGGCTGTGGCTGTGAATATTGTTGCTGTTTAGCCTGTTCTAAGTAAGCTTGTTCTTGAGCTTCGTATTGTTTTTGCTGTTGTTTATACTGCTCATGTCTAGCCTTATCTGCTGTTGCCATGCTCAAAGCTTCGGTTGCAGTTGCTATGGCTTCTGCATCTCCAGCTTCAGTAGCTTGTTTTAAAGCTTGTTTTGATAATGCTAATTGAGACTCAACTCTAGTTGAAAACTCATCACCGTAATTAGATTGAAAAGCTTTCTGAGAATGTCTTAATTGTTCGTTTTGTTCTCTAAGTTCATTAGCGTATTGAACAGCCATAAGCTCTCTTCTTTGAAACTCTTTGGCTTGTGCTACAGCTTTGTTTATTCTGTTTTGTGCTAATGCTGCTCTTTTTTCTACATCTGATTGATCTTTTACTTTTTCTTCTACTTTAGGTGATGCCTCAAAGTCTTCTTGTATTTCATCTTCAGATACAGGTGCTACATCTTGATTAACCTCTACCTCTACAGGAGTATCCTGTACTTCTTCTTCAACTCTTCTATTTTCAGGAAGTGCTGCTTTTTCTATTTTTTCTTCCGTTATCTCAACGTCTATGTTTTGTGCTTCTTCGCTCATTCTTTACTCCTATAAAGATTTTATGTCATCTGGATCAAGGATTGTTGCAATCACTTCATCATCGTTAATAATACGAACTTCGTTATCATCTTCTAATCTGAAACGAGTTCCTGCGTATCTGCCAATCAAAATCCAATCACCTTGTTTGCACCAAGGAGTGTTAGATTTGTTTGGCTGACCAAATTTATTATCTTTATAAGCTAAAGGGCCTACCTTTAAAACATAGCAGATCACTGTAGCTAAAGCTTCTCTGTCTACGGTTTCTTTAACTAGCTGAATACCACCGTCAGTTTGACCTTTGCCTCTGTATGGCAATACGAGTATCCGCCATCCAACAGGATCAGGCATTCTGTCAAGTAGTGATTTGTCTAGTAGTTTAGGATCTAATACCCTTTCTTCTGATTTTACGAAAGCTTTATCTAGTTCTGAGGACTCTTCTGCTTTCTTTTTTGCAATTTGTTCTTTATGTTTTTCAAATTGTGTTTTTTCTGCGACTTTCTCAACCATCGATGTCATCCATTTGCAGCGTTTCTTTTAAATCTTGTTGTAGGGAGCGAATCGCCGATAACTCTCCCATAACATATTTGTAATCTTCCATTGATTTTATATTGCCACCAGCAATAATGTCAACAGCGTTTCTCTCTCTTTCTCGCAAAGTTTTAAAAAAATACTCTGCTAGTTTAATACCATCCAATTAGCTCTCTCCTAATTTTAACTATACAAGTGTCTTAAACGATCCTATTCCTCTGTCTAAAGACATCATTGGCATTTGTGTTTCTATTTGTGGTAATTGTAAATTTGTTGGTGCCATAGGCATAGGTGTTGCTATGGGTCCAGGCATAGGCATTCTAGGTCTTATGGGCATAGGACTAGGCATGGGCATAGGCTCAGGCGACATAGGCATTTTTGCTGGCATTGGCATTATTGCAGGATCATTAGCCCTAATTATATTTTCCATAGGCATAGGCTCTGATGGAATTTCTCTCATGGGTGGCATAATTGGTGATGGTACTTGTGGTATTGGTTGTGGACCTTGCGGTAATTGAGGCATTGGTTGACCTACAGGCTCCATCACTCCTGTTGCAAGATTAGGTAACATATCTGGTTTTGTAGGCATTAAGCCTGGTGATGGACTGTAAATAGGACTTAATGGGTCTGCTTGACCGCCACCTGGTCCACCTATTGACATGAAATCATCAGGTGTAAATTTTATTTGCTCTAAATTATAATTACCTATTCTGTTGATTGGTTCTTTGTAACCTGGTGGAGTTTCTCCACCACGCAATAATTCTCCACCACCTGGTCCACCTATAGACATGAAATCATCTCGTTTTGGCATTTGATTTTTATAAAAATCTAAAAAATTAAAATTACCTAATCCTGGTTTTGGCTCCATAATTGGATTTCCGTCATCATCATAAATAAATTCTGGACCAGCAGTGCCAAGTGGAAATCTACCGTATCCTGATCCACCTAAAGTGCCAACTTTAAAATCATCAGGCTCTCTCGTAGGCTGAGGAAAATCCATTGGCGGTTCTTCTCTCATAGGAGGCATGTCGTCTATAAATATTTGATCTGGTGGTTTTGGAGGATCAATCATTTTAGGTGGTCCTGGAACACGATTTAATGGTGGTTGAGCAGCAAACATGTCTGCTATCGGATCACGCATAACATCGGTAGGAAGAAAGGCTTGTTCAGGTTGCACAGGAGGTACATACCCCTCAGGAGTGAAGAAAGCTGGTCCACCTTGAATTAGCGTAGGTCTAGGTGCAGGAGCAGGAACTTCTCCTTGAGCTTGTCTTTGAGCCTGTAATATTTTATTAAGAAATCCCACTAAGAAATCCCTTTAAACTTTTTACCTCTAAGTGCGGCACCGCCACCTCTTGACTCACCACCGCCATAACCTTGTGGTTGTGGAGCAGAGCCGTTAGGTATTTTTTCAGGAGTAGAGTATTTAACTTCTCCTTGATCTTTAATGGTTACACTTGATTTTACTTTTGTCATAATTGCACCTATATTATTTTTTATTTTTAGATCCCTTAGGTCTGCCTCTTTTCTTAGGAGCTGACTTAGTTACCTTTTTAGTTTTCGCTTTAGCCTTGGTCGAAGTTTTTTTAACCGTTTCTTTTTTAGTCTCTTTGACTTCGGCTTTGTTATTTGCATCTTCATTGATGATCGGCTGATTACCATTTAATATTTCCTCTTCTTTTTTGAGCATAGCTTTGTGTATAGCTTGCATTTTTTGTCTGACTGAACTCATAAATTAACCTCGCATTATGTCCATAGCCTTAAACTGTGCAGCTTGATCTATACGTTCTCTAGCTATGTCGTCTTTCATTGTAGCTATTTCTCTTTGAATTGCCAATCTTTGTTCTGCAAGTTTATTATTTTCCATAGCTTTCATAGCATCAAACTCTTGTCTTTGTGCGAACTCTTCACGTTTACGTTGCACATCATCAGCTTTAATATCAAGTTCTTTATCTCTTAACTGCACCAACGGATCAACAGGTGGTGGCGGTGGAATAAACATAGCATTGATTTGTTCAGTAAGTTGCGATACCACAGCAGCAACATCTTTAGCCACTTTCTCTTGTATCTGTTGTTGATAGCCTTGTGCAACCTCAGGTGGCAACATTTGTATTTGCTGTAACATTTGTTGAAACTCTTGGTTTTGTGCGTTTTGTTGATCTACTATCTCAGCAGCCCTAAAAGATATATGCTGATAGATATGTGCTTGAATCAAAGATAGCACAACAGGATTAGCTTGTGCTGTCATAGTTCCGTATAAAGACATGTGCGAATTAATATGTGCATCATGATCTTGACCTGGAAAAGCTTGAGCAGGCATACCTGCAATCAAAGCTGCGTTTTCATTAGCTGGGTCTAAAGGTTGTGGTTGTGGTGGTGGTGGCAATAACTGTTCTATGTTTTGCACACCCATAGCACCGTACATTCTTCGATAGGCCTCATGCAAACCTGTTGGACCGTGTATCTCAGGGTTGCTTTGCACGGTTCTAAGTATTTCTTGAGCCATCATAACTCTTTGACTCATAGAGAATGTATTAGGGTCTGAAACTGGCAGGACATCTACTCTATCATCAAAGTCTTGCGATTTAATAAACTGGTTGCCGTTAGCTGTTAAATAAGGATAGTTCGGTGGTAAATACTGACTAAATACTTTGGATAGTATTTCAAACTCAATTCTTTGAGATGCGTGCAATCTTTTGTGAATCGCACTCATCACTCTAGTACCACGCTCTAATAACGCAATCGTTGTACCTACAGGTGCATTTTGATTACCGTCTCCTACTTGTGTATCGGCTATCGAAGCGAAACGCCTTCCACTGTCGACCAAGATACCCAGGAGAGAGAGCAGGGTTTGGCTTGGCTCCTTAAAAGGTAACGGTACGAAAGCGTCTCGCAAACTTCCGCCAGGAGCATCCATGTCTCTAAACTCACCAGGTTGTAATGGCTGATCATCGTTACGAATACGAATGCCTCTAGCTTTAAATCCAGCAGGTAAGTTAGATAATGTACCTGAATCAATAAGTTGTCTCAAAATAGATGTTGATGCTTTAGACAAGCCACCTATCATGTGAGTCAAACCGAAGCCATAGAATCCTAGACCTGGTAAAAACTTATAGTGCACAAAGTAATTGATACGCTGTTTTAACGGATCGGTTTCTTTGTAATTTCTACGAATAGATAGAACTTTGTCGTTAGCAATGGTAACAATGTATGGCAGTTTAATTTCAGTAGGCTCGCCCTCTGAGTCTAAATCCTCGAAGCCAAGTATGTCTAGTTCGGTATGTATTTCATATACCTTGCAAGTATCGGTGTCGTTGTAATTAGGGCTAACGCCTTGAAGTTCGTCTATCTCTTCTTGAATCTCATCGTAGTCATCTGCCATGATGTTGCCCATAGATATGTTTACATCACGATAAAAACCTACTTGTTGTAGTTTCTTTATGTCATTCAACGACATATCAATGACATGCGTAATTCTTGTGGCACTGTGCAAGTCAGTTGCAGAGTAGGGCACAATCAAGTCTTCACTAGGTATGAACTTAGATACGGCTCTGTCTAAGTTTTGATCGTAGTAAACTTTTCTAAATGCAGAACCTGATAACGGCAAATAGAACAACATTTGGTCTGTTTCAGAGTCATACTCTTTCATAACCTGCATAAGCTGATAGTTCATAAACTCCTGAACTCTCGATGCTTGTTGCTCAGATTCAGCCGTTGTCATACCTAGGACTTGAGTTTTGACAGGCCCTTGAGATGGGAGTAACTCATTATAAGCCTGTGCTTGGAACTGAGTAACGGATTCGGCTAAAAGCGGATGCATAACTCCAGAAGCACCCTCGAATGGTTGCGTTCTTTCCTCGTACTTCATACCTAATTGTTCAAGACCCTCTCTATAAGTCTTTTCCCAATCGGATCTCGAGTCTTTGTCAGAATCAACATTAGCCATTAAGTCGTTCTTAATCACGCTAAGTTCAGAGGAATCTAGTTCTTCAGCTAAGTTAGAATAGAAGTCGGTATTATCTACAGGTGGTGTGGGAGCACCAAACATGATGGTGCCGTCTTCCATTTGCTCAAACTCTTCAAGATCAAGATTTTCTTCTTCAACCTCAACCTCAATTTCCATTTCCTTCGAACGATCACGAACTCCTAGTTCTACCTGATCTTCAGGAGTAATGGCTTTGTCTACGTCTGACATATTAACCCTTTACGTTGTATTTTACTTTAAATCTTAAAAGTTCCTGTTTCATTTCAGCTATTTCTTTAGAATCTCTGTTATAAGCTTTATTGCTTATGTAAGGGGAATCTTTTTGTAGCCTATTTTCTTTTAACTGGATTCTCTCTTTCATTCTGTCAGCTTTTTTCTTAACAACCTTGTCCATAACTGTTTTTACAGGCTTACTAATATGTTGTAAGCCTTTTCTAGCTATTTCTTTTTTAGGCATGTTATCCTTTTAAAGCTCTACCAAAACCTCTTTTAGCCGCACCGACACCTCTTGGTTTTGATCTTCTAGCAGAAACTACGCCACCTGATTTCAGTGCAGGTACTTTTCTTGTTGTACCGCCTAAGCCTGTAGTTCCAAGTTGTGATTTACCTTTTGATTTTCTAGCAGCTCTTCTAGCTTGTCTACGTTCTTTAAAAGTTGCAAAGCCTATTCTTTCTTTTCTACGCTCTTGTCTTTTTTGTTTTCTAGTTTTTGCTTTATTATTTTTATTAACTTCGCTTACTATTTTTTTTGCTGCAGCATCGATGTCTATTTTCTTTCTACCACCAGCTCTGTTATAAGCTGCTAATCCAGAGGTATCAGTTTTGTAACCTTTCTTCTTAAGATCATCTTTGGTTACAGCTACATAAGACTTACCGTTAAAAGTAAATTTAGTACCCTCGCCTTTTGCTCTAGCTGTTCTAAAAGCGTCATCAAAAGTTTTACCACCTTTGTTTTTGTTAGCTCCTGCTATGCCAGCCCCTATAACTGCCGTACCAGCTGCTATTGGAGCTACTGCTGCTGGTATTGCACGTTTAGGTGTAGTTGCCGTTTTAGGTGTAGTTGCTGCTGGAGGTGCAGTTTTTTTAGGTCTAGTTTTAGGTTTAGGTTTAGGTTTAACTTTTTTAGCTATTTCCTTAGCACCTTTTTTTACGATTGCTTTTTTTACCATGATTAAATTACTCCCATAATTTTAATAATATATTCTTTGTTTCGGCACTGGCTCATCGTCTTCCTCATCTGAATCAAGTCTTACGAAGTTGCCCTGACGAAATCTTAGTATAGCCTGTGTTGTCGAATCTACAAAATCATCGTTCTCTCCATACGGAAAGGCCGCACATTCTTCTATCACCTCTTCTGCGAAGATCGTGTCTGGAGCCCAGACCATACCAGCTTCAAACACTGGCGATACCGAATGCACTCGAGTGACTTTGTCTCTTCCTTTCGTTGGACGATAGTTCACAACTGGGATTCCCATCATTCTCAACTCATGCGTCAAAGGAGTACCACTTGCTTGAGATTCTATCAGCACTGAGTCTGGTTGCCAATACATAAATTCATCGTAAGCTGTCGCTTTCAACTCAGGAAAGTCCCACCTACCTCGTTTGGCATCGAGCAAAATGATGGATTCTGGTGCACCGTCACTAGGTCGAAACACTCCCCACGTAGTAATCGCAGAGTAGTCAGCCGTTTCTTTAGAACTAAACGCAGTATCGTAGGATTGCAGTATGTAAGTTGTGTTAGGTGGGTCGTCATGCTCCCATGGTTGCCACCAATCTCGTTTTAACAGGGCACCTTCTTCGGAAGTTGGGTTCTGCATGTACTGAGCATTCCATTTTGCTACAGGAATCGAGGCTTTTACGGACTCAAGCTCTTCTATTTTCCAAAACTCAGGCCATAAAGGCTCGCCACTGTCCAAAATAGCAGGTAATTCTAGTATATCCCACTGATCTGCATGATCTTCAGACATTCTTTTGATAAGTTTCTCGGTTAAATCAAGCGTACTCCACCTTGTCATGACAATAACTATGATTCCGCCTGGTTGTAAACGCTGTCGCGGTCCAGAGGTGTACCATTCGTAGGCAGATTCTAGGGCAGTTGGGCTCAAAGCATCCTGTTCAGAGTGTGGATCGTCAATAATCAGCAGATCCGCACCACGACCTGTGATAGCACCGCCGACTCCTGCGGCAAAATACTCGCCACCGTGGTTGGTTTCCCACCTACCTGCTGATTTGCTGTCGGCAGAAAGTCTAACCTTGTCGAATATTTGCTTATATTCGTCTGTATCCATGAGATTTCTAACTTTACGCCCAAACCTTGCAGATAGTTCGGCGGTGTGAGTCGTTTGCATGATCTTCATATCAGGGTGCAAGCCCATAATCCAACTAGGAAAAAACACGGACGCAAACTCAGACTTGGTATGACGAGGTGGCATGTTCACGATTAGGCGTTTAGTCTTGCCCTTGGCTACATCTTCTAGCTTTTTGGCAAACAATCTATGGTGTTCGCCCTCAATAAAACCGTCCCATACATTTTTTACATAAGCTATGAAGTCTTCTTTAGATTTTTTGCTGGTGTCTAGCTGATCAATACGATTTTTGATCATGACCATCTCTTTTAGAGCCTCGTCTGATACGTGTTCTAGTTTGCTGTCTTTTCCCATCTAAATTTAAGTTGTCCTGTAACTGGTTGCCATTCTCTACCTGGTCTAGTTGTCCATCCTTTGCCTTTGTCCCAACCGCCAGTCTCTCCTATCATTTTCCATCCTACAGCTTTCATGGTAGATCCAGACTCTTTTTGCAATGTATAGGTAATCATTCTTTTACCACCCATTTGTTGCCAAACTCTCCAAGATTTTCCATACAAAAATGAATTTGTATTTTTTGGAGCGTCATCTAAAACGCATGATCTAGTTACTTCTGCTGTAAATCCATCGTCTAACTTTCTAGCAACTGGTCTTCCTACGATAATAACTCCAACAAGTTTATCATTGTAGCTGGCACCTAAGCAAAATTTAGCACCCTGTACTTTTTTATTATGTCTATGGAAGTTTTCAACAAATAAATTTGCTTCCTTTAAATTTATAGGAACCACTTGTAATCTCTCCATGTGAAATATGGTACCTCATTATGGTACCTAATTAAAGCAAGGGGGGGTGAAATGGTTTTTGGGGTAATTATTTATGTTGATAGTTATTTATATACTACGCGGATTTTTGCCACGCCCTTATATGTGGGGGTGGGGGGTGTCCAATTTTTGATCTGAAAAAACGCCACTCAATTCAATAGAGACCCAAAAATTATTTAATGTATAAAATGTGCTTGTAATGTGTCTATAAATAATGTTATAATAACTTTGTTATTAATTAACAGGCGTGAGCCAAGGAGAACTTAAAATGAAAATTGATAATAAAGAGATACAAGATCTTAATAAACTTGCAAAGCGATTAGTATTGAATCTTGTATCAGAACTTGAGGATGATATTCATCAGACCACATTTGGAAATATGGATATTGAATCAGAACAGGCTAGAGAGTTTCTCAAACAAAAAAAGGGAATCGAACTCAGCCATGTTGAAGCAATTTTGCTAAACAAGAATATTAGATTCGAGTTAGCTAAAATTGAAAGTGTGCTAAAGAAACAGTTGGGCGAACAGGAAATATCCAAGTATCCAACCAAGTCAATGTTTGGCATTAATTAAACCAATAAGAGGGGGGGACGGCGTCCCCCTCCATTTTTAGATCTGAAAATCAGATCAAGGAGAACTTAAAAATGGCTATAAAAAAATATAATACGGCTAGGGAATATTTAGACGATGACACAATTACAAGTGCTAATCAAATAGCTTGGAATACTTTAGAAAGTGAAGAGCTCTCTAATGGTATGACAGTCTACGATCATTTGGAAGATGTGCCAGAATCTGATCCGAGAACCTTTATGTTTATGAGAAGGAATTTAGGTTTAACTTCTGATGAAGCTGTAAAGGTTTTAAACCTTTGGCAACTTGATAAAAAGTTTCCAGAATAATATTAATCAGGGGGAGTAATCCCCCATTTTTTGATCTGAAAATCAGATCTAGGAGAACTAAACAATGGAATATAAATCAGATAAAGAAAGAGCTGAAGCATTTTTAAAAGATTGGTTTCCTAAAGGAAGCACGGCACATACAACAGTTGTTCATGTCGCACAATCTGGTATGAGTAGACACATAAAAGTATTTGCTATTTCTGGAGAACGAATACAGAATGTCAGTTATCATGTCTCTAAATTACTTAACTGGAGACTTACAAAAAATGATGCTGTTTTTGTTAGTGGTTGTGGTATGGATATGGGGTTTCATTTGATCTATACACTATCAAGCAAATTGTATGAAGACGGCTACGCAATAAAGCAATCTTGGGTATGATCATAGCCACCTATTGCAAATCAATAACCGAAAAGGTATCATTCGGTCATCTATATATCTATAGATGTTAAGTTCTCCAAACTTAGATACAACTAAGGGAGCTGAAAAGCTCCCTTTTTTTATGCTTGAATTTTATTGATCTGAATTACTTTATCTACGCCAAAGGTCGCACATTTCAAATCGCACGCAATAGGTCGCAAAATCTTATAAGAACGCAGAAGGTCGCACATTTTTAGAACGCAACAGGTCGCAAATTTTATTTAGAACGCAAAAGGTCGCAAGTTTTATGGTCTGAAAGTTTTTGGTCGTGGGTGTTTGAGGGTGGGCGAGACAATAAAAGAGTGTTTATTGAGTGTTTGTTTTATCTGTGCTTATCATTAAATATTGTATATTATTTGTTGAACTTGTGTCTAAAATAGTGTTATAATTATCTTGTATTTAATTTAAAGGAGAACAAATATGAATATTAAATTTACAGACAATGAACTTTCATTATTGAAAGGGTGTTTTGATATGAATAGTGGCGACACTTACGCAAGAGGAACATTATTTCCACAATGGCTTAAAGAAGATTGTAATCTTACTGAAAAGCAAACAGAAAAATTATTTGAAAGCATAGACAAAAAATTTACAAAATGGATAGGGGAGGAAAAATGAGAATTAATTTAAACGAAAAAGAACTTGCCATGTTAGTTCATTTAATATGGAGAGCAGAAGGTGAGGGAGAATTTGTGCCTTACTATCCAAATAATTCAGGAGAACATATAAAAGTTTTTGTTGGTAATCCAGACGGAAGCGAAGATTATTGGCTACCAACAACACAAAAAGAATTTTATAACTTAGCATACAAAATAGATAATTGTTTATCTAAAGAGTTTAAAAAGAATAAGGGGGCAAAATGAATTTATCAACAAAAGAGCTTGCTATTGTTAGCAAACTAATAGACTTAAACCATGAGTATTTTCAAGCTAAGAAAATGCACAATCCAATTAAAAATCAAATCAACGACAATTTAGAATGTTATAAATCAAACCAAGATTTCAAATTGTATCAAAAAGATTTTGTTGTTTTGAGATCTAAAATTGAGGATTATTTTAACGAGAAAGGGGAAGAATGAAACTAACCAAATCACAAAAAGAAATGCTTATATTTGCTTTAAATGTTGTTCTGAAAAACTATTGTTCAACACAACAAGACGAACAAAGATACGCAGATTTAATTAAACATATTAAGGGGGAGAAATGAATACAAAATGTTTAGTAAATGAAAAGGGATTTATAACAACAAATGAGCCATTATTCTTATGCAAATGGAATGGTGGAGATATTGTAGAAATTCACACTAGATTAACTTTATATGCTACATATAAAAATACAGGTTTATATGATAATCCAAGCACAGGAGATAGTTGGTCAAACTTTGAAAGCATAAATGATTTGTTAGACCATTTATCTTTTACAGATAAAGATAACTACAATTATTTTGATAATGAAAAATACACTAACGACAATATGTCAATTCAAAGAATTTATTAAGGGGGAGAAATGAAACTTAAACAAGAATGGAAACTATTTAAACAAGACTTCAAGCGACAAGCTAAAGAAAGTTTTATGTTTAGATTTAATTGGTATGTGCTAAAGCCTATCGCTTTAGTGCTTGTAATAATCGCTTTAATTATTTTATAGGAGGACTTAAAAATGGGTAATAGAGCAGTAATAACAATAAAAGAAGAAAACACACCAAAAGAAGATTGGAGCTCGTTATATCTTCATTGGAATGGTGGGCGAGATTCAGTCGAGCCTTTACTCCATGTAGCCAAATTGTATGGGGTTAGATGTCAAGTTGATCCAAGTTATGCGATAGCAAGACTATCACAAATAACAGGAAACGCATTAGGTGGAACACTATCTCTTGGGGTAGGCACTTATAAACAGCTTGATACTAATAACTTTGATAACGGAGTTTATGTTGTCCAAGATTGGGAGATAGTCGATAGAGAATTTGAACCACCATACGAACAACAAGAGTATGACTTCAACGAAATGGTCGCAGAAATTAGAAGTAAAAATGACCATGTCTTTGGTTATGAGGAGAAAGCAAATGGATAGAGAAATAAAAAAAGCCATTGGAATTATTGAAAATGCTTTAATGTTTTATGCAGAAGAAGGTATATCTTCTGATAAAAAAGCACAAAAAGAATTAGATGATGCTTGGAATATAGTGAAAGAAAAAAGGAACTATGGATATGGTTACGATGATAGCAATTCTATAGCTATTATTTGGGAAATAGATGATATAAAAGGAATTAGACCCTATTTGACTGATGATGAGTGCATGGAAGTTTTAGATTATGCAGAAAGAAAACATGATGCAACATTGGGTATTACTTACGATACTTTAGAATGGCATTGTGATTATCTGTTTCCAGAAAAGGAGAAAGCAAATGATTAAATATGAGGATTTAAACAGATGGCTACAAAAGTATGGTGGAGCTGATTCAAAAAAAATACTTAACGATCTTGTAAATAATCAGATCAAAAAAGAATATATGATTGATAGCATAATCTCACACGCACAACAAGACCATGAGAACGCAGATATGTTTTATGAACAAATGTGGATTAAAAACCAAAAACCATACTGCCATGAATGTAAGTCTTTGAATGTGGCTACGCACGATCAGAACGGCAGTCCAATAACAGACTTCGCAAATCGGAATGGCTATTGTTTTAATTGTGATGACTTTGCACAAATAAAGGGGGTGAAATAATGTCAACAAACTATGAACCATTAAAAGATTTATCTTATAAAAAGATGAAAAGGGTATGCACGGATATTGAATTTGTGAAAGATAAAAACTCATCTAACAAATGGGGAGAGATCATACACAAAGACGGAAATTGGCTACACTTTTACGAAGTCAATAACAAAGTGTGTGGCTTTACTAGGTATGGCCGAAATGATGTCGAGGACATAATCGCACACATACAATTCAAAATGGGTGTGCCTATTTATGATGAGTATAGTGATGAATATTATGAACTATGGCTAAGTAATCTAACAGAAGAAGAACGCAAAGAAGTTGAGGAGGAATATAGTGACAGTTGAAGAATTAATAAACGCACTTAATAAAATCGAAGATAAAACTTTATGTGTAAGAGTGCATGAAGCTAGACCAGAATGTGAGGAATGTTCTTGGAATGACCCTAATTATTGGCTAGAAAACCATCTTGATAGTGTTATTGAACATAGCACAGGCAGTAGTGGATATGAACTTCACGGTGAAGTGCTTTTAACAGGATATGAATAGGAGCTGAACAATGACACAGTATAAAGATAAAGTAGATCAACAACGCAAACTTATTCGCTTGGAGGAATGGAGAAAAGGTATCAAGATGCTACTGCACGAACGCAAAAGCGAGGAC